GCTTTTATTCGGTGCTGCTTCTGTAATCAATCCTACTCTAGGAAATGTATTACAAGGTGTTACTTCTCCAAAAGAAGCAATAGCTGAAATAACAAAGTCTAAGGCATCACTTGATGATAAAATAAAACTTCAGCAATTAATATTTGATCAACAAAACAAAGAAATAGAAGCCATTACTTCAAGATGGCAAGCAGATGCTGCTAGCGATTCGTGGATGTCAAAAAACGTTAGACCTTTAGTTTTAGAGTGGTGTATTGTTATATTTTCTTTAGCAGGGATCTTAGATAGTGTTGAAACAATTCCTTTTAATATTAACGCAACTTGGAACGATACATTTGAGAAAGTAATGATGGCAGTTGTATTAGCATACTTTGGAGGACGTACAACAGAAAAAGCCACTAGCCTAATTAAAAAAAATAAATGGCTAAACAATTAAAAGTTGTATCTTACAAAAAAACTAAAATAAAGCGAAAAGGAGTACACGCAAAATGTAAAACCTCGTCTTTAAAAAGTAGTAAGTTATATAAAAAGAAATATAATGGTCAAGGTAGATAAAATTTTACATCAAATAAATAACTTTAATAAATATAAAAATATGTCAGAAGAAAATACTGTTAGAAACTTAGCTTTAAAAATTGTCTCAGATTATAAAAGAAGTACAGAAGAAAAAACAAATAATTTGCTAAGACTTAATGCTATTTCTCATAGTAATTTAGGAACTGATAGTACAAAGGCTGAAAAGAAAAAAGTAAAAACTGACAGTAGATTTATTTTTAATGAAGTTAAAAAACTTAATAAAGACTTAGGTGGTTTATTAATTACTCATATGGATTAGCTATATAGTACTACAATAGTAATAGTATTATAATAGTAATAGTATTATAGTATCATAGTACTATTTATAGTATAATATAAATTTATTTTTAATATATCCAAATAATGTCTAAAAAACCTAAAAGAAAAACATTAGTTAAAAATCTTGATACAGTTTTTAGTGAGTATATTAGATTAAAAAATGCTAATAAACAAGGATACTGTACTTGTGTGACTTGTGGTAAAAGTGGATATTGGGAAAAAGACGGAATTCACGCAGGGCATTTTATGTCTCGTAAACACTTTTCTACGAGATGGGATGAAACAAATGTTTATCCTCAATGTCATTATTGCAATACTTATCAATATGGAGAACAGTATAAATATTCTTTATTTTTAGGTAAAGAACAAAGTGAGAAACTTTTAAATAAAAGTCGTAATATTGTTAAGTTTACTGATAAGGAATTAAAAGAAATGATATTATTATATAAAAAGATTGTTAATGCTTTAAAATTAGAGTATATTTAATAAGTTTTTTTAGATTTGTTTAGTTTGGAAAAGAGGTAGTTATTTATTTAGCTACCTTTTTTTATACATAGATTTTTTTTTATTAAAAATTTTTTATAAGTTTATAATCAATTAATAAATTAAATTATGCCAATATTAGACTATTTATCAGTAAAAGATTTAGAAAGACTAGTTACAGATAAAACATTATTAAAATTAACTAGAAAGGAAATGAAAAAAGAATTAGATAATCGATATAAAAATGGAGCATTTGGAAAAACAACAAATTCAATAAATAAATAAAATGACAACAAGCGAAGATATAATAAGACTTAAAGATGCTGAGATTTGGTCTCTTAGAAAGGAAGTGCAGAAGCTAACAGTAGAAAATGCAAAAATGGAAGTGCAATTAAATTTCCATAAAACAGAAAATGAAAAACAATTAAAACAAACTCAAAGATGAATAAAACAGGAAAAATAACAGCAATAGCTCCTAATGGTACAGCAGAAATAAAAGGACAGCAATTTAATAGAAGTTTAATTACTTTATCAAATGGAGAACAATGGAAATTTTTATCTAAAGGAGACTTTAAAAAACAAATTGGAGATGAAATAGAATATACTATTAAAAATGCTGAATATAAAAATGCTTCTTTAGTAGTAGAAAATAATTACAATGCTCCAATAAATACTAATCAAAATAAAAGTATTTCAATGAGAGCAACAACAAACGATAGTATTTTATTACAAGTTTGTTACAAAGAAAATATGCAGGCATTTGGGAAAGAAAATAGAGGGTCAGTAATTAATAATACAAAAGAGGATTTTATATCTTTAAAACAAATTTTAAATAACCTATAAAAAAAAGAATATGAAAAGTAAATTAATACAAGGATTATATTGTAAAAAAGGCAATATAGAATGGAAAAAAGTAAGTATTGGAATTAAAATAGAAACCTTTGCACAAGAATTAGTAAGATTAAAAGAACAAGTTTCCGACAAAGGATTTTTAAATATAGATATTTGTGTAAGTAAAGATGGACAAAAATATTATGCGATATTAGATGATTTCAAACCTGTTAAGCAAACACAGGTATCAGCAGCAAATCATAGTCCTGATAGAGAGTCTGACTTACCTTTTTAAAAGAGATTTCTCACCTCTCTTTTTATAAGGCATTTCTATTGATTTAGTTTTGCCTTATTTTTTTTTATTAATTTTAAACAAACTAAACTAATGATTATAAACTTTGAAGACCATTTAAATAAAATTAAACAAGTTAGAGCAGGAACAATAAAAGAAGGATTAAAACTAGATATTCCTGAAATAGACGAACACTTTAGATTTAAAGCAGGAAATTTTAATGTTATACTTGGACACGCAAATACAGGAAAGACTACTTTAGTGTTATATTTAATGCTGATGTATTCTATTAAACATAATTTAAGATGGTTAATATTTAGTAGTGAGAATGAACCTTACACTTTAATTAAAAAACTTATAGAATTTTTAGAAGGAAAAGTAATTAATAAAATAGAGGATTCTCATTTTAAGAAAAGAACTGAATGGGTAGATAATCACTTTAAATTTATAGACCCAAATCAATTATATAGTTTTAAAAATATTTTAGATTTAGCAACAGCAATAAAAAAAGGATGGGATTATGACGGTTTAATGATTGACCCATATAATTCAATGATTAAAGATAAACATTTAATAAAAAACTTAAATGGACACGAATACGACTATTATGCTACTAGTGAAATGAGAGTGTTTTGTAAAAAAAATCAAGTTGCTATCTGGTTAAATACTCACGCAAGTACAGATTCTCTTAGGAAGAGACACGGAGAAAGACACGAATATTTCGGACATCCTATCCCTCCAATGGCAAGTGATGTCGAGGGTGGTGGTAAATTTGTAAACAGAGCAGATGACTTTATCGTGATACATCGTTACATTCAACATCCGACCGAGTGGATGTATTCATTAATACATATTCGTAAAATTAAAGATGTAGACACAGGAGGTAGACCAACGTCAATCGATGCTCCTATAAGGCTTAAAAGTGTAATAAACAACGTTGGATTTGAAATAAACGGAAAAAATTTACTAGATTTACCTAAAAGAGTTCAGACAGATTTGCCTTTTTAATGAATTTTAATACAAGAAATTACGGATTCAATATACAGTTAATTCCAACTTATGGTATTGCTTTAGGATTTTTATATTACAATCCAAACCTCGAGCCAAGTTTAGAAAATGTACAAGAAGAAAATTTTTACGAACAAATAACAATACTCTTTTTAGTTTTTGGAATACATTTAACTTGGTGGAAGTTATGAAAACAACACTTCAATTATTAGCAGAAAAACACGAAGATTGGATTAGGATAGTAGAAAGTTTTGGTTGCAATTCAGATACAGCTGAAGATTTAGTACAGGAAATGTATATTAAAATAAATTCTATTTTATTAAGAGGAGTTGACATAATGTATAATGAAACTGAAATAAATCATTTTTATATATTTAGAACTTTAAGAACAATGTTCTTGGATTTAATTAGAAAAGAAAAAAAAGTAAGTTTAGTTGAATTTGATACTTTTTCACATAATTTTAAAACAGAAGATTTGGTAAACTTTCAAGCTGTTTATAATACGTTTTTGCATAATTTAGACGAAATGCACTGGTACGATAAAAAAGTATTTGAGTACATTGAAGCAGGAGAAAGCATAGCAGGTTTAAGTGAAAAAACTAAAATTAGTTATTACTCGTTATATAATACATATAGAAGAGTTAAAAAAACATTATTAGAAAAATTATGAAATTAGGAGACTTAGTAGAAAAAATATTTAAAGTAACTGGAATTAAATGGCTTCACAATAAAATAGTATTTGATTGGTTAGGTTATGAAAGTTGCGGTTGTAATGATAGAAAACAATATTTAAATAATTTAACAATAAATAGAAATGCAAATAAAAAAAATGCTTAAAGAAGATTATAACAGATGGTCGGTTTTTACAAATGGGTCAAGTGATAAATTAACTTCTGATGAAACAAAACTAATTGCAGAATTACACG